GCCAGCAGCAGCAAAGCCAGTAACTAAGAAAGAAGAGGAATAATCCGATGGCAGTTTATTTAGCAAATACAGGAGTTCTAACTGTTAATTCGGTTGATCTCTCATCATTGGTCACAAATGTAGTTATTAATCGCGCATTTGACGAACTGGAAATCACCGCACTTGGAGATTCAGGTCATAAGTATGTTAAGGGATTGGAATCCTCAAGCATCACAATCGACTTCCTCAATGACTCAGCATCTGCAAAGACACTGCAGACATTGAACACTACTTGGGGCACAAGCGTAACTGTGACATTCAAGCAATCATCTGCAACTACATCTGCTGAGAATCCGCTTTACACAATGACTTGCTTGATCAATAACACAACACCTGTCAATGGTGCTGTTGCTGATCTATCAACACAGTCTGTAACATGGAATGTTATGGGCACAATCGCAATTACAACTTCGTAATTAACTAACAAAGGGGCAAACCATGGCAAAACTAAAGATTATCCGTACAGATGGAAGCGCACTAGAAGGCGAGATTACTCCAGCAGTGGAGTACGCCTTCGAGCAGTACGCTAAAAAAGGGTTTCATCAAGCCTTCCGTATTGACGAGAAGCAATCGGATCTTTATTGGTTAGCTTGGGAAATAACACGCAGGTCAGGTGAGTCTGTTAAGCCTTTCGGGATTGAGTTTATCGAGACACTTAAGAGTGTTGAGGTTCTTGACTCAGACCCTTTAGCTTAAAGCGGGATCTCCCATTCACCTACTTAATCGCTCGCTTGAGCATTAGGTTAGGGATTCCGCCACAAGCATTACTAGATCTAGACAAAACAATGTTCGATGCACTTATGCAAGGGCTAAAGGATGAAGCAAAGGAGATAAACGATGCCAGCAAGCGTAAAGGGCGCAGTTGAACTCCGTAAAGCCTTGAAACAATTTTCACCAGATCTAGCAAAAGAAACACAAAAAGAATTAGCCACAATTCTTAAGCCAATCACAGCAAAGGCGAGAGGCTTCATCCCTTCTCAAACGCCATTGAGCGGTTGGGCTAACAGCAATCAAAAAGGCGCATGGGAGCGACTGACTTGGTCATCTTCTCAAGCCAAGCGTGGCATTGGATACAAAACGACACCTTCTAAGCCTAATCGTTCTGGCTTTAGATCTTTGGCTCGCATTGTCAATGCTTCTCCTTCTGGCTCAATTTATGAGACTGCTGGTCGCTTAAATCCACAAGGCAGACCACAAGCCAAGATGCGTGAGGTTAGAATCCCAAGCAGTAACCCTGCTATCGGTGAGCATCGCTACATGACGAGCACTGGCAAAGATTACGGCAAGAGCAATAACCCTAATGCTGGACGGCAGTTTATTGATGCCCTTAATAACACAGGCAAGATTGTTAATGCTTATCAAAGAGGCGAAGGACAAGCAGGGCGTGCCACTCGTAAGATGAAAGGTCGCGCAATCTTTCGTGCTTGGGCTGATGATCAGGGCAAAGCGACAGCGGCAGTTATTAAGGCTATTGAGAACTCACGCGACAAGCTAGAGGCGAGGATGAAGTAATGGCAACCGATGTAAAAATTGACATAGCCGCGGAATACACTGGCAAAAAAGCATTTGACAAAGCTGAAAAGCAAGTCTCAATGCTTACCAACCAAGTCAAAAAACTTGCTGGTGCTTTTGGTGTTACTTTCGGTGCTGCAGCCCTTGCTCGCTACGGTCAGAACGCTGTTAAGGCTTTTGCTGGTGCTGAGTTGGAAATTGCACAATTAAACACTTCTGTGCGCAATCTTGGTCTTGCTTTTGCCAGCAAAGACTTAGATGTCTATCTCAACAAAGTAGAAGCTTTAACTGGCATCAACCGTAACCAGCTCCAACCAGCAATGCTGAAGTTGTTACAAGTTACAGGCTCGGTTGAGAAGAGCCAAGAACTGCTTAACCTTTCAATGGATGTTGCAGCTGGAACAGGGCAAGACCTTGCCAGCACATCTGAAAAACTGGCACAGGCTTATGTGGGCAACTTCAAGGGATTGCGTTCACTTAATCTAGGACTCACCGCAGCTGAGTTAAAGTCCACTAACTTCGAAGAAGTCCAGAAGAGATTGCAGGTTCTTTTTGCTGGTCAAGCACAGACCGCTGCAAGTGGTTACACAGGCTCACTTAACAAACTAGCCATTGCCTCTGAAAATGCTAGTGAGAAAATCGGTAAGTCTCTTATTGATGCTTTGACTGCCCTGTCAGGTGGCAAGACCATTGATGACACAGTGAGCAAGATCGACACCCTATCTAGCGCGATTGCTGGTCTTATTGACACCACCATCGGACTTAAAGCTGGTGAGTATCTCCAACAGTATTATGGACTCAAGTCAGGCAAGATTGCTGGTGGTTTTGGCAACCGCTCAATGTCAGTCCTCGGACAAGACACACAAAAGGCTGACTTAACAGCTCGACAAAAGGCAGAAGCGGCAGCTAAAAGAAGAGCAGCAGAACTTCTCAAGGCGCAGAACGCATCGCTGAAAGCGCAAAAGGATGCCAATAAATTAGCCAAGGCTCGTGCAATCTTTGACTTACAAAAGATTCAGATTGAGGCAGCTCTAAAGGGTAAGATCTCAGAAGAAGATCGCATCCGCTTACTTCTTATGAAGGCTATTGAGGATGAGAACCTCACCATGATTGAGAAGTACACAAAGGCTTTAACAGATGCCCAAGCGAAGGCAAAAGAGTTGCAGGACATTCTTGATAAGATTAAGAATCAAAAGTTCGCAGATCCTTTTGCTGACTGGAAGTCATCAGCTGGCAACACCTTAGAAGCGATTCATGCGATGACTCGTGCCATGTTCGCTGTGCAGACACAGATTCAAGCCAATGGTCGTGAGTGGTCATCTTTTGCTAACCAAGTAGCAAACACAACAATCCAGAGCAATGGTCGTGAGTGGTCATCTTCATTTAGCCCTAGTGCGACAAATCCAGCTTTAACACCAACATCGCCTAATCCGCCAAAGGTTGAGATTACTGTGGTTGCTCCACCACTTACAGACCCAAATGCTGTTGCTGAAGCAGTTAATCAGATTATTCAAGATGCCGTAGATCGTGGCACATTACGAGGTGGGGCTTACTAATGACATGGCTTCCAGAATGGCGAGTAACAGTAGGTGATGATGTCTATACGACTGTCACCTATGTATCTTTTGCATCTGGTCGCTTAGACATTGATCGACAGGCTACTGCTGGCTATTGCCAAGTAGAGATCATCAATACAGACAATTCACCTTTTACCATCAATGTCACAGAGCCGATCACTTTAGAGCTAAAGAACTCATCTGGCACTTATGTGACCGTGTTCGGTGGCGAGGTCTCTGACTTCAACATTGGAGTTCGTAGCCCTGAAGAATCTGGCTACATCACCACAGGCAAGATCCTAGGCATTGGCTCACTGGCTAAACTCACCAAGGCTGTCTATAACACAGCACTTGCAGAAGGATTAGATGGCGCACAGATTGCCGCTATCCTCGGCGCAGCTCTGAACCTATCTTGGGCAGAAGTAACCCCGACTGTGACATGGGATACCTACCCAGCAGATGTCACTTGGGATAACGCTGAGTCCTACATTGGCACGATTGACTCAGGCTTCTACACCATGATCGCCCTTGCTGCATCTGCTACAGAGAAGTCGCAGTCTTTAGTCGATCAGATTGCCACTAGCGCACTTGGCACGATCTACGAGGAAAAGGATGGAGATGTTTCCTATGACGATGCAGACCACCGATCTAACTACCTCGCAACAAATGGCTTTACTAATTTGGATGGGTCGTATGCAACCCCATCATCTATCACTTCACAAACTCAGATTGCTCGTATCCGTAACAGCCTTATCTTCAAGTACGGCACAGGATACGCCAGCACCTACAGTACCTCTGACACAGACTCTATAGCCTCTTATGGGCTCTTTGAGCGTTCGGTTGAGTCCAACATCAAGAACCTTGCAGACATCACTGACATCGCCTCTAGAGAGCTTAAATTGCGTAAGACTCCACGCGGGTCATTGGGAGCAATTACCTTCCGCCTAGACAATCCCGACATGCCAAGCGCGATGCTTGACAACCTCATTAATGTCTTTTTTGGTCAGCCTGTCTTGATTACTAATTTGCCTTCTAACTTACTTGATGGTCAGTTCGATGGCTTTGTGGAGAATGTCGCCCTTCGAGCTACACCAACATTCGTGGACATCACCCTTTATGTCTCAGCTACAGACTTCTCACTATCAACAACCCAATGGGAAACAGTATTGCCAGCCTCACTTATCTGGACTGGCGTAAATGGTACACTTGACTGGACTAACGCGACTGGAGCACTAACCTAATGGCATCTACTACGAACTATGCGTGGAGCACCCCTGATAACAGTGGTCTCGTAAAAAATGGAGCGCAAGACATCCGCACCCTTGGTTCGGCTGTTGATACATCGCTATGGAATGTTGGCTTCGGTCAAGCGGGTAAGAACAAGATCATCAACGGAAACTTTGGCGTCTGGCAGCGTGGTACATCTGGAACACTTAGCGGATCAACTGCTCTTTATGTTGCTGATCGCTTTTACACTCAGGCAGACGGATCAGGTGGAACTATCACAGTTTCACAGCAAGCATTTACAGCTGGAACAGCCCCAGTAGCAGGATACGAAGGATCTTTTTTCCATCGCGTTGCTTGTTCGGTTGCTAGAACTGGAACAACTTTTGCAGGTATTTACCACAAGGTAGAAGATGTGCGTACTTTTGCCGGTCAGCAAGTAACTCTGTCCTTCTGGGCTAAGGCAGATACCTCACGAACAGTTACAGGAAACATCGAGCAGAACTTTGGTTCAGGTGGTTCATCATCCGTCTTTGCTTCGGGTTACTCTTTTGCTGTAACTTCATCATGGACACGCTTTTCCTATACTGTGACACTTGGTGGCATGACTGGCAAAACAATCGGAACTTCATCATTCTTAAATTGCTACATTGATCTTCCAAAGAATACGACTTCAACGATTGACATCTGGGGTGTGCAGTTAGAATACGGCTCTGTAGCAACTCCATTCCAAACTGCAACAGGAACAATCCAAGGAGAATTAGCCGCTTGTCAGCGTTATTACTACCGCAATGCTCCAGCGACTAGCGGAGTGACTTTTGGACAAGGTTCAGCCAATGGCTCTCGTTATGTTTTAGGAGTTATCAATTTGCCTGTCTCAATGCGTATCGCACCTACTTCTGCGGAGTTTTCAGCACTGACAGCGACCGATGGCGCAACCGCTGGCTCTGCTGTTGCTGCTCTTGCCGCTTACGGCAATTCAACAACGACAGCAACTTATTACTTTGATTGCACTTCTGGTCTAACTCAGTACCGCAATTACAAGATTGAGACATCATCATCATCAGGCTATCTCGGATTCAGTGCGGAGCTATAACATGGACAATGTAACTATTATTGAAGTCGAAGGCGTAGAACACGCCATTATTGATCGTGGCAATGGTGAGTTCACCTCAATGCTAAAAAGCACATACGATGAGTTAAAGGCTAATGAAGCCAAGACTCTCTAAGGCGGCAGTCCAACTCCGAGAGCAGATCGATGACTCGTTCCCAGATCGTGACCGCACATCGGATGGTTGGATCGGTGATACCAGACACGCTGCTCGCAAGTCAGATCATAATCCTGATGGCGAGGGCTGGGTTCGTGCCATTGATGTGGACAAAGATCTACACAAAGGGGGAAAGCCAGACATCATGGGAGACCTTGCTGATCAGCTTCGCACCTTATCCAAGGGAAAAACAGACAAGCGTATTAGTTACATCATTTACGATGGACAAATCTGCTCCAGCATCCTTAACTGGAAGTGGCGCAAATACACAGGGGCTAACAAACACACTAAGCACATGCATGTTAGCTTTAAGAAAGAAGCTGACAATGATGGTGCTTTTTTTCAAGTACCTATGTTAGGAGCATCTAATGGATAAT